ATTTTTTTCTTTATACTGCCCTAACGCTAATGCGTTTTCAGATCCCTTCTGTTTCAATCCAACTGCTAAACTTCCAGCATCTTGACTCGTTGTCCAATCTCTCGGCGCACTTGTCGCTGAAAAAGATACAACGTCTCCGTTAATAGCCCATATTTTATCTTCCATCTTGACAACGCCTTTTGTGTTTGGACAATTAGCGTCTGTGATTCTTGTAGGCGATGAACCGTCAAGATAATGATGCAATGTTACTCCGTTTGAATACTCTACACTTACATAAACGTATCCTTTGAAAACGTCTGTAAAATGAATGTGAGCAACTGTCACTCCAGCAGAAATATCTATTTCCCAAACATCTGTTAATGTGTGACCAAATCTTGACGCAAACGTAATCTGCACGCCTTCTTGTAAATCCTGTGCGGTATCAGAAATTGATACTCCAGTTGTATAAGAACCTGAATCTTTTTTCCACTTGAATGTGTTTGGTATTTTTTCCCAAGTTCCTGTCGCCTCATCAGTTACAAAATTTTTCTGTATAACAAACGTATTTGTCGTAACATCACTAATTGTATAAGTGCCGTTATAATTTGATGTACCAGTAATATTGATTTGATTGCCACCAATCAATCCATGGCTTGCATCTGTAACTGTTGTTGTTCCAGTAAACGGATTTGGACTTAACTCCCATGTTCCCGTAGCATCATTAGTTGTAAATTCTTTGACAATATTAAATGTATTTGTTGCGACATCTTCTATCGTAAACGTACCATTATAATTTGTAGTACCGGTAATCGTAACGTCATTTCCGTTTGACAAACCATGAGCGGCAGATGTGAGAGTTGTATTTCCGCCCCATGTACCGGTCGCTTCGTCAGAAACAAATGTTCTTACAATTTGAAATGTATTTGTCGCAACTGCCGCTATTGTAAATATTCCGTTATAACTTGAAGTCCCACTAATTGTTACTTTATCAGAATTTGATAAACCGTGACTGGCACTCGTTATTGTAGTATTACCTCCTCCAGCATCAGCCATTACTGTGATCGAACCAGTATGTGCGTTGCCCATCGCTGTGATAGATAACGTATTTAATGCTTCATATTTTGTAATCGTACCAGTTGTTTTAGCGTCTATTTCAACAGTAAATGTTGGTGTTCCTG